ATTATCAAAGGTAGTAAAAGTTTTCTAATCTACAAAGGTTTTTCTACAATCTTTTTCAACCACTGAACCTCTTTTTGTATGTGTCTATTGACATAACCAAGTAGGTCACAAGTTTCATCCTCCATATTATACAACCAGATAAAACTCTCAACCATCTGTGGTAGTGTTTCACCTTTCATCTCAATAAGGTATAACTCATCTTTTGTAATCTGGATATCCTTTGATAACTCCAATGCTTGTTCTGTGTAATCTCTTTTCATATCTCTGTTTGTTTGTCTTACAAATATAAGGATTTTTTCTAAATAAACAAAACATATCAAAAATATATTTTCAGTATGATAATACTAAAACCAGGACTGAACAATAGTGTATTCACACTGACTGAGAAGTATGACTTCTATACTCCTTCTGTGTCTGCTTACCCAGACCTCTATTTCTTTTTCAAAATAAAGAATCAACTTACACAGGATGAGTTGTGTTTCACAAAGAATGGCAATCAAGACATAAGTCTTTCACCACAGAGATACAATGAGTTCATCATTTCAGTAACAACTTCAAACACCTTTGATCCACACATTGGTGAGATAGGACTTACAGGGTCCAATGAGGACTACCTATCACAATGGAGTTATGAGGTCTGGGGTTGTCCTGGTCCAATGCCTTTATCTGGAACAGTTTCACTTCCAATAGGTGGAACATATACACCTGCGCTCTTAGAGGAGGGTAGAATGTTATTCAAAAAATAAAAAGATATATGAAGATTTTAGGTTTGGAGTTTGGAAAGCAAAAAGTGACTACTGTGATTGATTCACAACCAAAGAAGGTTGTTGATAAAGGTAGTTATATAGATACTTTCTCATTGTCAGCAGTTACTGACTTACCAATAATCAAAGAGAACAGAGTATATGAGTGGGTTGACTATGGAGAGGATAACCTATACCCAGAATACTTGAAGGATATGTATAATACAAGTCCAACACACAATGCTATTGTAAAGACAAAGGCACAAATGGTGGTTGGTGAAGGTTATACAATAGATGAAACTTTCCTTGATGAAAGACAAAAGATAGATGCTCTGAAAATCATTGATGACATTGAAAGAGACAAGTATGATCTATCACTTGACTTTCAGTTATATGGTGCTATGGCATTTGAGGTAATCTGGTCTCTTGACTTTTCAAAAGTTGTTGAGGTGAATAGGATTGATGTTTCAAAGTTGAGAAGTGGTAAGTTTGATGATGGTGATGTAGAGGAATGGTTCTACAAAAGAGATTGGTCAGACAGGAGAGAGGAGGAAGTGTGTATTGAGGTCCTTGATAGAGGTGATAAAGAGAATCACAGACAAATCTTTTATGTGTCAGGTCCAAAGGTATCAAATGAATACTATGGAGAACCTACATATTTAGCAGCAATGGACTGGATCACACTTGAAAGTCAAGTTGGTCTTTATTACAGAAGTTTGATTGAAAATGGATTCAACCCTTCAATGGTTGTAAAGTTTTATAGAAAACCAGCATCACAAGAGGAAAGAGATGATGTTGTTTCTGGATTGAAAAGGTCATTTGGTGGTGTAAAAAGAGCAGGTAAAGCAATAGTTATGTTCTCTGATGGTAAAGAACTATCACCAGATGTCACACCAATAGAGGTTTCAAATGTAGATAAGCAGTTCACAATCATATCTGACCAGATTACACAGAAAATACTTACTGGTGAGAGAGCAACTACTCCTGAACTCTTTTCAATAATGGTTCCAGGTCAGTTAGGAAATGGAGACTTTGAGACAAAGGTAAAATGTTTCACAAAGTTTGTAGTTCAACCAGACCAAAGAGTATTTGAAAATGCAGTAAATGACATTCTAAAACTAAATGGATTCAACATACATTACAAGTTGAAACCATTCACAATATAATCAAAGAATATGGCAACTTTTATCTGGATAAACCAACAATACATAAAGACATTCACACCCTTGAATGCTAACATAGACACTAATGAGATAGCACCTCACATTGAGACTGCTCAACTCATCCATACCAGAGAGATACTTGGTATGAACCTATACAATGACCTTGCTTCAAAGATTCAAGCAGGAACATTGAATGTAAAGGAGACTGAACTTGTTGATATAATCAAACAAGCACTTGCTTACAGAGCAGCAGAAATCTCAATACCTTTCTTATCAATCAAGTTGAGAAACAAAGGTGCTGTCAAAATGAGAGATGAGTTTGCTGATCCAGCATCACTTGATGAAATGAAGTATCTTAGGTCAGAACTCAATCAAAGAGCAGCATATTTTGAGGATAGAGCAAAAGACTATATCTGTCAGTTTAGAGTAGATTTTCCACTCTATACTCAATACAATGACAATCAAATACTTCCTAACTACAACAATGCTTTCAATGATGAAATCTATATTGATAGAGAGGATTGGGAAATAAAGAGAAACAGATACTTCTATGGACCAAATGGTTCATTTCCAAATAGAGGATACTAAGATATGTGTGAGTTCAGTAAAAATATAGACTCTATAAAGAGTTCTCAAAAAAAGGAGTTGAAGGAAATACAACTACAAAGACAAATCAAACTTGTCAATGAGTTGGGTGAACCTGCTGAAAAGTTCAGGATCATAGATCAACTTCCTATGACTTGGGAACTCATTCAGGAGTTTGAACTTGCTATAAAGACAGGGGTGCCAGGTAGACCCCCAAAAAAAAAGAAGGTGATAACCAGACCAACATTAGGTGATAAGTATGAGATTAGATTCAGATATGACCTCAGAGAAGGAATAAATGGACCAAAGATACTACCTGATGGTAGAACAAGGGACTTCTGTGAGATTATATTGGATGCTAATAGATTCTACACCAGAAATGACATAAACACTTTGTCTAATGGTTTTGGGTTACCTGTTTTTGAGTATGCTGGTGGATACTATCATAACCCAGAAACAGGACAAACAACACCTTATTGCAGACACAACTGGTATATGGTGTTTGTAGAGAGAGTATAATATGAAAAACTTTTTACTTACAATGTTGACAATCATTGGAACATTCATTGCTCCAATACAATCACTTATACTTATGTTGATAAGTTTTATTCTACTTGATACATTTGTAGGAATCTATGTGTCTGTAAAAATGAATGGATGGAAATCATTCAGTTCTAACAAACTATTCAACATAGTTGTAAAGTCATTCTTTTATGTGATAAGTGTTGTTCTTGTTCTTATGATAGACAAGTTTGTGTTTGGTGGAAAGGTGTTTGGTATATCATATCTCTTATCTAAGGGTATGTCTATCTTTTGGACATATATAGAGGTCAAATCACTTGATGAACACTCACAGAGACTTGGAAACAGGTCATTTTGGGAACTTGTAAAAGAGTTGGTCAAAAAGGTTATGAGTGTAAAGAAGGACATAAAAAAAATAACAGAATAAGATGCCAATAAGACAATGTCAGATAAACAATGAACCAGGTTTCAAATGGGGTCAGTCAGGTAAATGTTATGCTTATACACCTGGTGATGAGGAAAGTAAAAATGAAGCAAAGAAAAAGGCTATTGGACAAGGAGTTGCAATAGGTGATCTTGAAGCACTTGGTGCTCAGATAGATGTTGTTAGAGGAACATACAAGTTTGCTGTTGAGAAAATAGGAATGGACTTTGATGGAACTTTGTCAACAAAGAGAGGTCAGCAACTATGGAGACAACTGGGTGGTGACTATGTAATCACAGCAAGAAGTCTTTTTAGATTGAATGAGGTGTGGGTTGTAACAGACAAACTAAACATACCAAGAGAGAATATAATAGCAGCAGGATCAAATCAAAGAAAGATACAGAAAGTAAAAGATTTAGGTATAACCACATTCTATGATGATAATAGTGATGTGATAAAGTTGCTACCAGGAATAGGAAAACTTTTCAATCCATAATAAATATAATATAGAGTTGGATGATTGTCTGACTAATGTGTGTAATAATAAAAAAGACCAGGTTGACATATTCCTGGTCTTTTTTATTTCTATGAATCTATAAAGTTAGATTCATCAATAAAATCATTGATTTTCTTTTTGTCAGCAACTGTAAGTTGTGAAAGAACCTCACCAGTCCATAGACCTGTGTGTAATCTAAATATATTATCATACTTACCTGAAAATATATCATTGTAGTATAACTTGTCAATACCTTCACCAAATGGTCTTATACAAAAGATTGCTGTCAATACTTTTTTTACTCCTACTTTCTTTTTCATATCTCTGTGTTTTTGTATATTCAAATATAAGGAGTATTTCACAATACTCCAAACTATTTTCTCTTTTTCTTTGGTTCAAATGTAACTTGTGCTATGACCCTGTCAAATGCACCAGGCATATACCCAAAGAACCAGGATACACTATCAAATACTCTCTCACCATATTCATTGATATGGCTTCCCATACTGTTGTTGACATTATCCTCTGACTTATCAGAGTGAGTGAATATGTGTAGTTTTGCTGACTTTATTCCTTTGTAACTCTTTGCTACCACAGTTTTGTATTCTGTATATCCTTGTGAATGATAAAGTGTAGCCTGTGACTGGAACTGATCCAATGTATCAAGTGCCTGGATAAGACCTCTCTCAATATGGACTTCATAGAATGCAGTCCTTACTCCATCTGCTCTATCATTTGATAGAAAGTCCTTGAATGCTTTTGTCTGTTCAGGGATGTTGATAACACCATTGTTACCTTTCACTTTTGCGCTATATGTTTCCATTTTATTGTGTGTTTTTGTTATATTCAAATATAAGGAACTTTTTTGATTCTATCAAAGATTATTCCAATAATCTGCAACTTTTTCTGTTGCATTTTCTTTCCACACTTTTTCAACTTCAACTCTTTTTGCTTTGAGTTTTTTGTTATTCCAACCAATAGCATATTCCATATCATCATATGGATAAATCTCTGGGTGGATCATAGCAAACCATGCTTTGAAGTTTTCTCTGCTTATCTCACCCTGTCTTACACAGAATAAACCATGTTCATCAAACAACTTGTTGATACCATCAACTATCATTTGTTTGGTCAATCTATTTGAGAAGTGTTCAGAGTATAGACCTGGTTTTGGTATCAAATCAACTTCTGTATTTTTATACTTTGCTATTTGTTTCTGTAACTCAACATCTACTGGTTGTAACTCACAACAATAGAAATCACATAAGTAGTCAATATGTGTGTCTAATAAATAAACCTGTCTCATTTTCTCTGTCTTGCTCATAATATAAAGTTTTTAGGGTTTTTGTATATTCAAATATAAGGATTCTTTTCTAATGGACCAAATGATTACAACTTATTTTCAATATGGTTATTCCAGATAGAGTGTAGACCTTCCTCATATTCAAAAGTATTTGAGTATGATTTGTAGAGTCTATCCATATCTTTGATAAAGGATTTCACTTCTTTCTTATCAAGAAGTGAAATCAACTCATCAACTATCTCAGTAACTTTTTCTTTATCAGAAGTCCATTCAACACTAACAGGGAAGTTATAGGATACAGTGTAATATACACATTCAAAGTATTCTCTTGTTGTTTTATACATTTTCATAATGGAGAGTTTTTGTGTTTTTGTATATTCAAATATAAGGAACTTTTCTGATTCTACCAAACTTATTGTAAGTTTTCATCAACCCATTTGTCAAACTCCTCTTTATCTTTTTTAGAGTCTCTGAAAACCTCATCAATCTTTTTTTCTCTGTTTTCACTTATCAACCACTGGATTATCTCAACTGATAAACTGGTAATAACCTTATCATAAAGAAGTGGTTTCATTATGTGTTGGTTGTCATTGAAGTTATGCCAGAAATCTTTACTGAAACCACCATTGATATACTGTGAGTTTGTATCCTCATCATCTATTGTCATACAGACAACCTCATCAATCCAGTGTGTATTTGAACCATCACTGAACTTAGAAATCATTTCATCTATTCCAATACCAAGTTCAAACTCCTCAGTATCTAAGAATACTCTTTCTTTCATTGTTTCCAATGCCCTTACTGGTATGATGTCAGCAAAAACACCAATAACCTTTTCTAACTTGTTTTCCATATCATTTATTATTTATACAACAAATATACAAAAAATAACTATAAAAACTATAATATACACTAAAAAAATAAAAAAAATATGGCAAGAACACAGAGAGATCCTAAAACAGATGAGGAACTGATTGAATGGATCAAGTCAAAAAAGACAATAAAAGAGTTGAGAATGGATAACTATGCTCACTATCAACAATGTATCAAAAGAGGGTTGAAAGGATACTTTCCAGAAAAAATGACTTCACAGTTGAAATACACAGATGAGGAACTGATTGAGTGGATTGAATCATTTGATACTATTGGTGAAATGAGAAATGATAGTTACAACAAATATACTGTCTCAAAAAGAAGGAAACTCAACAAATACTTTCCAAAGAAAAGGACCAGGTGTGGCAACATTGCTGGTGTAGAAGCAGCAAAAGAACCAAAAGTGGTTAGAGAAAGGAAAATGAAACCTGTAAAGGAAACACCAGAACCTACACCAGTAGAGAAAGTAGAGAGAACAAAGAAAATGTATAAAGGAATGAATCTAAATGATGGAAACATTCTATGTGGTAGGTGTCTTGAAACAAAACCAAAGAGCAATAGCAGGTTGATATGCTATACCTGCCAGAAAGTTATTGCATCAAACACAACAAGAGGTATAGACACAAACAAGTTCAATGTAAAGGATTACTTTTGTCATACAAAGATTGTTGATGGTGGTAGAGAGTTCCATATAGATCTAAGGACTGATGAGAGAACACAGGAATACCTAACATTGATTGGTTATGGATTCATATTCAAAGAGGAGTATGATGTCTAAGAACAGACACTCTTGGTGAGTGTCTTTCCACTCAGAGTCTGGTATGTGGTGGGTAACAAAATATATTATTATTATTATTATTATTATTATATCATGATACTCTTATACACTTTGAAAAAAAACAAAAGGGGAAGTGTATAATATAATATATACAATATGTATAACTTACTTGGAAGTGAGTAACACACAAAAAACAATACACACATTATGAAAACAATCAAGATTGGAAAAGAGTTAGATTATATCCTCTCTCTACAAAAGAGGAAAGATGCCAAACATAGAATCATAAAGGTATATGATGCCCTCCTGTATAAAAATACAAAGTCAGATAAGAAAGGATACTTTCAATGTCCATCACTATACTTATATAAGGTCTCACCTAAATACTTCAAAGTTATTGACCTACTGAAAAAACACAAGATTATAGATTACTTATCATATAACTATGATGATAAAGATTTATTTGACATCAAAAGAAAAAAGTTCTACCACACAGAACAAGGAGTGTGTATGAGTTACAAGTTTCTTATTGACATAGAGAATGGTTATGACTATGAAATAACAACAGACTTCTCAAAACTATATGAAGGTGAGAAATGGTATTGGAAAACAAGATACTCATTGCTACAACTAAACTTTCCATCAGATGGTCTCCTGATAAAGAGAGATTCATTCAGTAGGAGACTACACACAAGCATAACTGGTAACATTGGTGATGGTGGATCTTACAAAGACCTACTATCTGGTGGTGAATACTGGTCTATTGATGCAAAGACTTGTCAACCAAGATTACTTTGGTTACACCTAAAAGAGATAGGACTACAAGATGATAAACTGAATGAGGTATTTGAGAATAACATTGACTTTTATGAATATGTAATGAAAAGAACACCATCAATAGGTGATAGAGATGATGCAAAGGAAGTATTTACATCCTGGATAAATGGAAATGGGTATATTGATTCTGAAAAAGCAACCATAAGAGACATATTCTCAACAGCAAATGAGTTCATAAAAAAATATAAAACAGACAACTATAAGAATGTTTGTAGGTTGTTACAATACAAAGAAGCAACCATATTCATAGATGACCTACTCAACAACATTGACTTGGAGTTCTGTCTTACAGTCCATGATTCTCTCATAGTAAAGAAAGAGGATGTAGAATATGCCCTAAACTTCTGTAAAGAAAAATACCCTGAAATGGTATTCATAGCCAAAGAAATAGCAAGGGACTAAACAAAATATAATATATAACTATAATAACTATAAAATAAAAAAAGAATATGGAATACAAGATTTATGCACTGAAAGATCCAACAGACAACCTGATAAAGTATGTTGGAGTATCTAAGAATGTTGACATTAGATACAAACAACACTATTACTCAAAAGATGTAAGAGACAACAACCTTTGGATTGCTGACCTCAAATCAAAGAACCTAAAACCAGAACTCATTATCCTTGAAACATTGGATTCTGATGACAGAAATGTTGCATTGAATAGAGAAAGATTCTACATTGACCAATATAAAGGAACTATTTGGAACATTGATGGAACTGGAAAGGAAAGAGGTAAGACAAAAAACAAATACACAACCATTTGCATTGATACAGAGATCAAATCAGAACTTGATAAGGTTATGATTGAAACAGGAAAGAAAATGACTTACAATGAGATTCTACAATACCTTATTGATTTCTACAATGAAGCAAATGAGGAGGATGACTTTGTCCAGAGAATGATGGATGGAGATATGATTGATGATGGACCAGAGACATTTGACTTCTAACCATAAACAATCCACACTTTCCTTTTTACACATTTAGAAGGAAATATATAAAAGAAAAAACAAACACACAATGAAAAAAGACATTATCAAAAAAGCAGAGATAAGAGAAAGAGATGTAGTTTCTTTCAACTTACAAAACTTGGGTATAACAGAAGTTATATTCTCAGAGATAGGTTCATTCTCACCTTGGGACCTGAAATACAAAAGAGATGGTGATTGGTTTGCATGTAATGTAAAGGTGTTTCAACACACCTCAGACAAACCATATGACTTTATGAAATGGAATAGTTCCTGGAAAACAAATCCTATTGAAGGACACCCAGTAAAGAGAACTGTTCTGGAAAGACTTATGACCATATCAATGACAGAAACATTCCAGGACTCACAGACTATCAAAATAGATGACAGCAATAGTTTTGAGGATACATTCACAAACTATTACAGACCAAGTATGTTATACTTATTCTCTGATGGTGTTGCATTAGAATGGATGATTGATGAACTACCAATCTCCTGGGATCCTGTGAATGTAGGATTCAAATCAAAACACTTTGTAGGTGCTTGGAATCCTAAAACACAAGAGGATTGGACACCAGTCTTACAACAGTTCTATGGTTTGAAACCAGAACTTGCTAACAGATATGAATGGAAAGAACCTACAAGACAACTGAAATCTTGGAGAAATGAGGATTGCCCTTCTTTCACCAAAAAACAAGAATACTTACAATCACTTACTGATCCAAAAATGAAATAATATGAATGTTAGACTACACAGAAAAGGAACTGGTTGATTATGATACCTACCTAAAAACAGTAAAAAAGAGAATACAAAAACTAAATACTCTAACTGACACATATGTTCTAATCTCACAGATTGACATTGAGAATGTAAAACAATCAAAGGATGATAAGGGAAAGTGGGAGTTCCTATACAAGATTGAAACAGGAACAAAGTTTGTAGATTATCAACAATCAATGGGTTTGATAAAATACACAGACTTTCATACTTGGAAAAAGGAAAAAACACAAAAAATCAGAGATCAAAAACTCAAACTTCTTGGAATATGACAATATAAATAATGTGAGAACATCTACTAATACTCACTTTATTCATTCTAAAACCTCTTGATAAACTTCAAGAGGTTTTTTTATATTTTGAAAAAAACATTATGAAAATAGAAACCATAATGGAGCAGTGGGAGGAATACATAATGGATAGAACATTACTCCTTGTGTCAAGTGTAGAGAATGAGGACTATGAGTTCTCACAGATTATGAAAGATGAGATTGACAAGAAAGTCAGTGATCTTGCCAAGTTACTACAAGATAACAAACTCACAACATTGGACCACCATTCAGTAGTTGAGCAACTCAATAAGAGGACTCACCTTCATATGAAAGAGTGGTATGATATACTGGAAGTTCCTGATGAAAAAAGAGCAAGTTTTTAGCAGGAGACATTATAGATAATAATATATACTTTATGTATAACAATGTAAAATGAGTGAGTTATTATAGATAAAAATATACTAAAATAAAAAAAATGAGAAAAAAAGACCCAAAATACAAAAAACAAGACCTAATCAACATTATTGTTGAAAAGAGTTGTAAGGGTGTTCTACAACCAGAGATAATAAACTGGTTGATGACAGAAGGTGAATGTAAGATTTCTTATTGTTATGACTTATTGAGAGAGTCTAAACCTATCATACAAGACACACTCAAAGACCTGTCTAAGGACAGACTTGAAAAGACAATAGCAGACCTTGAACAAATGATGTGGGAAGCAAAGAAAGCAGGTGATAAGAAACTTGCGCTTGAAATCTACAAAGAGATAAACAAGATTACTGGTATGGGAACACAGAAAGTGGACATCACTACTGGTGGTGACAAAATAAACCAAATCTCAGTCATTAGATTGATTGAGATCAAAAATGAAAATGATAAAGATGAGAACATTGAAGGAGAAGTATAAGAACAAAAGGTTCTATGAAAATGGAGTAGAGTATGATTTCAGAAACATAACACCTGAGAAGTTAGAAAGAATGTATAACAACAACAAAAACCTAAGACACCTGTTTGTTGAACAAGAGGAGTTTGTTGAAGTTACACCTGAGGTTGTCCTGACACCTGAGCAGTTTGATACAATGGTCAAAGAAGTAGCAAAGAGACCAAGAAAAAAGAAGTAAGAGTATATGAGTAAGAAAGTAAAGTTGTTGAATGGTGATAACATTGAGTTATTGAAAACATTGCCAGAAAATAGTATTGATTCTATTGTGACTGATCCACCATATGGATTGTCATTTATGGGAAAGAAATGGGACTATGATGTTCCTTCTGTTGATTTCTGGAAAGAAGTGTATAGAGTCCTAAAACCAGGTGGTCATGTTCTTTCATTTGGTGGGACCAGAACATACCATAGAATGACTGTGAATATAGAGGATGCTGGGTTTGAGATAAGAGACCAGATACAATGGTTGTATGGTTCAGGTTTTCCTAAGTCACACAATATATCAAAAGCAATAAACAAAAGTGAAGGTGTTGAGTTCTATACAAAACCAGCAGAAGGTGTTGGGTTTATGAATGCAGAAGGTGAAGGTGGGTATAATGTTACTATGAACCAAATGATACAATCAGGTGAGGACACTGAGAATGCTAATAAATGGAAGGGTTGGGGAACTGCGCTAAAACCAGCAAATGAACCAATCTGTGTAGCAAGAAAACCTCTAAGTGAAAAGACTATTGCTGAGAATGTCATAAAATGGGGAACTGGTGGAATCAACATAGATGGTTGTAAGATTGGTAGTGAAGTAAGAACAACACCAGTTGGTTCAAATGATGAGAGAGATGATGAAACACTATTTGGATTGAACTCAACTATACACCACAAAAGAGAGGAAACAACAGAAGGTAGATTTCCAGCAAACATTATATTAGATGAGGAAGCAGGTAGAGTGTTAGATGAACAGAGTGGTCCAACTTCACAAGGACATTGGTCAAAAGGAAAGACAACAGGATTTGGTGAGTTTGGTGGTGGAAAGACAACATATGAAGGTGTTGGTCCAAAAGATAAGAATAAAGATAAAGGTGGTGCATCAAGATTCTTTTATTGTCCAAAAGTAAGTAAGAAGGAAAGAAATGCTGGTTGTGATGATTTGGAAGAAGTTCAAATGGATGAGAGTAGAAAAGAAGGAAATCCTGGTGGTGACAACCCAAGAAATAGAGGTGTCAATAAAGCAAAGAACAATCATCCAACAGTAAAACCTATTGACCTAATGGCATATCTATGTAGATTGATTACACCACCTAATGGTATTGTTCTTG